TTCCCATGATACACAATTGACTAAAGTCAAATCGGTGTTCTGGTTTAACTTGCCAGTTACATCAGTAACCGCATCTGCCACCGCCTTGGCATCCGGGACATAGCCGGTGGCTTTGGTGGCCAGCAGATCATCCTTGGATGTGATCATCTGCGCAAAGGCCGGTGCGGTCAAGTCTGCAAAAAACTTTTTAATCTTGCCAAAGACCGTCTTTACGCTCTCGCCCGTATTAATGTTCTCGCGGTTCTCCGCCTCAGTAAACGCGATTTCTGAGTCTCCGATGTCTCCACTAAATCCCTTGGCCAAATAGATCCAGTTGAGCTTATCATCCCTCGGTGCTCCATCCGGAGCATCTTTGATGGCAAGATATGTGCTTCCGTTATGTGTCACTGCATCCAGCCGCTCATACGCGGTATTGGATGCATATTCTCCTTTGTAAGATATTCCGATTTTTCCGAGAGCATTGTAACCTTCCGGTGCTGCCATGTCATTGTCCTCCTTATGCTACCTTCCAATATAAAACATTATCAACTACTACAAAATCCACACCCACACCGTCCTTCATATAAAGTTGCATGGTTGTTTCATCGAGGTAAAACTTAGGCTCTGTGATGCTCGCATACGTTTCTGCTCGATCCGCATCAATCTTTGCCTGTTTGGCGGATGCTGCAGCCGATGTCGCCTGCTGTGTAGCAGTCTCCGCCTGCACGGTAATGTCAGCCAGATAATCCGGTTGGAGCATCTCCGCTGTAACACTGCCCTTTTTAATGGCAGCTTTTACCTTGCCATCAGATCCGATCGTCCAGTAAATCGTGTCTGAATCCAGAAACTCAAACTGCGTAATCAGCGCTGACAGATCAATGTATTTCTGCGTGCCATCTTTTAAATAAATGATCAGACGTTCCGTGTCCTGGTCATAATCAAAGTTAATAGCGACCTGTGCCAGCAGAGTATGCAGCACACTTGTGGCCCCGGAATAATATGTAACTGTAATGTCACCATTATCCTGGTTAATAGTAATGCCTGTGATCATTCCACTGGCTTCCGTTGTTGGCAACTTGGTCAAGTTAAGTCTAATTACACGATCATCGATCTCGCTTACTCCCCGGCTCAACCTGTCCAAGTTGGTTTTATTAAGCGGTGTGTTGATAGACGGGCGATTCTCCCAAGGTTCAAAATCATACGCCTTCTGCATCATCCTTCACCTCTTCTTTCTCTGCTGCATCCCTGGCAGCGATCTCAGCAAGCAACGCATCCTTTGCCTTTTGCTCCTGTTTGAGCAATATTTCCTGCAGGGCCATGCGCTTTACTTCCTCCGGCAGATCTGATTTTTCCACAAAATTAGTGATTGCCTGACTAAATTCTCTAATTTCTAAATTTCTCATATGACCTCCTAATCTTCCGGTCCAAGATATGTAATGACCGTTGATGCATTGATACGCTGTGTGCGCCACGCTACTACCGTGCCTTTATAATTCATGTAGCCCCACACGCCGATTGCCTGCACACTGACCAGATCTACGCTGGACAGCTTATTTACTATGGTCGCTGCGCTGATCTTGTCCGCTTTGATTTCTCCCGCAGACGTCCAGTTGGCTACTTCCATGTAATTAGCCTTTACGGTTCCGGCGCTGATATAGTTGGCTTCTACCGTTCCCAAACGGGCGCTTACACCATTTAAGTCAGATACAGTCACATGATCCGCTTCCAGGCTCCCCACGCGGCCACTGACGGCATTCAGAGAGTCAATGGTTGCCTTGGTGGCAATCAGGTTGTTCAGTTCCAGTTTTGTCACATTCAGGGTATCGATAGTCGCATACTTGACTACCATCTCATCTGCATTTACGATACCGACCAGATCTATCCTCTCGGCCTTAATTTTGATGCTTTCCGCCGTCTGATTGATCTCAGATACGATATTGTCCTTGGATACCTTGGTAAGGATCTGCTGTGCATTGATGCTGATCTGCGTGGACAGATTCTGGTTGATATCTTTCATTTCCAGACGAGTTTCATCCACCGTCCTAGTCAGTGTGTTGGTTTTTCCCTTTAACTGGATAATCTGCTTCTGCAGTCCATTAACCTGTCCGGTCCTGTACTCCTCACCCTCCGCTGTATAACTGTCCCGGAGTGCCTGGATGCCTTTTAATGTGCGCTGCAGGATATAGGTATAAATGGTCTCCCGAGTCGTGTGCAACAAGATGCCATCCCCTACCTCCAGGCAGGGATTGCCGCGGGCTTCCACCTGTGCCGGGCGATACCATACGACACCGATTACACTCAGCACATTATCGGCTATAGTTTGCAGTTCTGCCGCAGACTTTCCATACACCAAAAAGTTGTCCTCAATGATATAGCAGTTATTGCCAGTACCGGAGATTGCCCCGATGTCGTTTTCTTCCTGCCGGATCTGCAGCTTATCAATATGCTGGCAGATAAAGTCCTCATACTGACAGGATAGATACATGCTCTTGGATACTTCTGATGTCCCCACCGGATCCGCAGGGTAAAGGTCATCTGCCGGATACAGATCATCTGCAGGATACAGCCCCTCTATCATCTGCTCCAGCACCACATACCGTAATTTTCCATTTCTGCCGATATGGCCAAAGCAGCCGTTGATCTCACAAATAGCCTCAATGACTGTCTTTCCCGGGATTTCCTGCGGATCTATAGTCTTTTCCACTGTCATATCATCGTTAACCAACGTGATTTCTTCCTGTTCCACCCCGACATAAGCACAAAAAGCAGTTCTAAATTGTCGGAGCGTCATCGGAAAAGTTAGGCTGTTATACCACCCGGACACCTCAGCATTAAGAATGTCATACATAGCATCGTAGGCTACAATATCCCTATATCTTCTATCTGCTGTAGGTACATCAGAATCTACTTTATAAACTCCCATCATAAAAGGAGCCTCTTCGGCTCCTTCCAATGTTACGGATACGGTTATCTTTTTTCCGGCAAGAGGTACTATTCGTTCCCTGACTCTCAGTTTAAAAGTACTCGCCTCACACCTGCCAAAACTTAGTTCACTCTCTGAGCATAGTCTCTCAGTAAGCTCTGCACTTTCACCTTTCCAGTCATCTTCATTCAGTACACTCCCGTCACTACATTGTATCTGCATTCTTTTGGATACGGATGTATCATTATAAAAATCTTTATATTTATAATCTATCATTCCCTCTCCCTCTTAATACTCCTGGAACGCAACACGTAATGGCTTATACCATAATTCCATACCATTCCAACTTTTTGTCTCTACTGTATAATTTGGTACATACATTTCTCCCGATTTATATCCTCCGGTATTTACATCGAAATAAGTTACAATAACCTTTCTTTCCTTCTCCTTTATGTACGCTTTTTCCATTGCTTGTAGAAATTCTGTCATTTCCCATGCTTCCAGTGGAATCGTATTGAACTCAATTTTTGTTGTATAATGATCTGCAACTTCCCGGTATAAAATATTCAAACCATTTCTGTCAGAGTCCAGATCTGCACGCTGATCCGGACTCACCTTATAGGTCTCAATATCTACATACTTTGAAATATCAGTATCTCCCACTTTTAATAACCATGCCTGAAATGCCATCCTGCTGCCTCCTTATACATCCAGCAACAGGTAATTTCCAGTTGCCTTAAAGTACTCCCTGTTTATCTTTTTCAGTAGTTCCGCAAATTTTACACCATTGATTTCTATCGTATTGCCTGACGCCAATATTCTGATGATAGTCTCCAGCAATGTAATGATCTTATCCAGCTTTTCCGCAGATATGGATCCTCCCGATCCCGCTGCCGCCTGTGCTGCGCTTAGTGCCATTTTCTGTAACTTATCTTCCGGTGATACAATTTCTCCCTGATGCCTATTATCACCGATCATAGCAAGCTGTGGCGTATTAGCCTTGACATATCCACCATTCCACAATTTAGGTATCTGCGGTGGATCACTCGGCATTTCGAAGCCCCAGTCTTTTCCAACCAGATTTCCTGCCTTCTTTGCGACGCTTCCGATTCCATTTACCACATTGCGTAGTGTAGAATATATCAATGATATCATTGCATTCACACCATCAATGATCAGATTACATACTCCCTTGATAGATCCCCATATTGCTTGCCAGATTCCATCCGTAATTTTCTGTAAGCCTTCCCATGCCTTTTTCCAGTTGCCTGTAAACACTCCGGTGAGGAAGTCCAACAGTCCTCCCAGTATTTTCATGGCTCCGGATATAATGTCTGACACGGTTGCGAATACTGTACTCATGATGTTTATCACAATGTCTGCCACCTGCTTGATTGTCGGTGCCAGATACCCGATAATTGGTTTGATTACGGTACTCCACGCGGCTGCAAGGAAATCGCCTACTGAGCTGATCAGATCAAGAACGTTGTCCCATAGTGGTCTGAGATTTTCTTCCCATAGCTCCTGTATCGCTTCCCTAGCATGGTTCAGTACTGGCATTGCAATATCATTCCACAGTTCTAAAACCGTCTTCTTGATATCATTCCAGGCATCTACAATATTCCCAAAGGTACTACTCCCCTGAGATTCCCACCAATCTGTAAGCGAACTACCAAGATTTCCTACAATCTGTCCTGCCAGTGATGCACATTCTCCACCGAAATCAAACAGATCAGTGAGCGTACCTTCTATCAGTTCCTGATTGTCTTTCATCCACTTGGATGTGTGTTCTGTGGAAATTTCAAACCCTTCCGCGAAGATTGTTCCCAGTGACATTCCAAATCCAGTACAGCCTGTCAGAATATCATTGATTCCGTTTACAATATCAGGTCCTGCTTTATCCAGTGCCCCGAGCAGATTATTGTATATCTGCTCATTGATATCCGTAAGATTAGTAAATCCGTTCGCAATAGACTGGCTTACATCACTGCTCCAGGATTCTATCTTTTTCCTGTTGCGCTCCAGATAGCTTGCAATTCCATCCAGCCCCAGGTCTACCGCTTTGGCTGTAACAGCAATCTTATTTCCGATTCTGTTTCCGAGATATCCTCCCAGCGGATCCATGATTGTCTCAATGTTTCTGACCGTAGTTTTGGCCAATGGATCCATCTGAGCCATGATTCTTGAAAAATTATCCTTCAGATTTCCGAAATCAATCTTTTTCAGACCATTGTTGAACTGATCTGCAAAATTTTTGACACCGGGAATCTTGAATGCGTCAGAAAGTTTTTTCGAAATTTTATCCGCACTGGCTTCAGCCTCCTGCGTGGAAGTCTGCAAACCAGCGATATCTATTCCTGCAGATCCTCCGGATGCCGAAGAGGAATCTGTCTTTTGGGAGAGTAAATCCAGTTCATCCGACGGAAGTAATCCGCCTAACTTTTTAGCTGCTTTTCCTGCGGCATTAATATTATCACTGATTCCGGCAGACGCATCCTCCGCAGCCGCCATGCCTGTGGCTACAGCATTACCCTTCTTCCCGGCAAATTTATCTGTAAACGCTTTAAATACATTCGCCAGCTGTACCAGTTTTCCCATCAGGGTATTGATCACCTTGATAGCTGGTGTCAGGACATTGATCAGCCCCTGACCGATTGCCGCCATAAAAGACTCAGTCTGCAGCTTCAGGATTCTGACCTGATTGGCCCAGCCATCAGAAGTCCGCATAAAATCCCCAGATGCCGTCGCCAGTTTGCTCTGCACAAAGGAATACCGTAGGGCTACCTTTTCTGCCTCCGACATAGCCGCAGTAGTCTTCCCGTAGCCGTTGGCCATAGCATAGGCATCCAGTGCCGTCTGTGTCATGACGACACCAAGATCTTTCAGACTCTCTGTTTCTCCAGTGAATACCGATTTCAGCTTTGTATATGCTTCGTCCTGAGATATGTTATAAAAGGATGCCACATCTCCCGCCAGCCCTGTCAGGGTGGTAGACATATCGTATGCCTGCTTCTCGCTGAACCCGAAAGCCTTGGCCATAGCACCGAAGGTACCTGTGTACCTCTTGGCCATCGTCTCGGACAGTCCAAATGCAGTTGCGGCATTCTGCGCAAATTTATCTACCTGCTTCGACATTGCCGGGAATGTTACATCCACAACATTTTGCACTTCACTCAGATCTGATCCCAGTTCGATGCATTTCTCGCTGAAATCTACGAGCTTTTTTACAGCAAAAGCGGCAGCCAGTTTCTTACCTACTTTCGTAGCAAGGTTCTGGATGCCGCTCATCTGCTTATTAAAATCTTTTTTATTTACGACCAGATCTAATCCGATCTGTCCAACGCTTGTAGCTTCACTCATAACCAGCCTGCCTTCTAAGACAGGCACATCGGCACAGCGTCTTATAACTTCAACTCAAAAATCTTTTTACAGTCCTTATTTTTACAGCGGAAATAGATTCCCCTGCAATGTGCATCTTCCGTCTGCATTGCATTCACCGGATGCCCACAGTAAGGACACACTACTTTTTTCTTATCTACTTTTTCAATGTATATCGCCCCCTGCCAGAGAAATGAACGCATTCTTCAGTTGATCAAGGACTGCCGCCATATTATCAGGCGTTACCTTTTTTGCTCTGTTTGCACGCCATTCATTCCTGATTCTGTGCTGTTCCGGAGTAAAATGGTCTAAGATATCCTTATCCTCCTCGGCCCGGATTGCTACGATCCGTCCCAGAGGTGTCTCCGGTCCGATTCCGATAAGAAGGTCCTTAAACTCATCCCACTTCATGGTATCAATTTCTTTCGACAGCCGGATCCCGTACTGCGCCTGGAAGGATGATACGATCAGACTGTAATCTCCGATCAGATCATAGTACGGGTCACTGCTCTCCCGGCTCTTCATCTCCCGTGATCAGGTCTACTGCTGCCATGATGATCGTCTGTAAATCCTTAAACTGGAGATTCAGTTTATCGATCTTTTTCCGATCCTTCTCATTGAAAATCAGTTCATATACCGCCAACACTTCTTTAGCTGATGTACCCTTTGAAAAAAGACCCATGATCTTCAGTACAGTGGCTGCATCGGAATTGACTTCTATGGTGACATCCTTCACCTTCAATACCGGATTCTCATCAAAATTCAGTTTTTCTGTAATATCTACGATTTTCTTTGCCATAATAGCCTCCTGTTTTTATGCTGCTGTAGAAATCTCCGGTTTGCCGTTGCTCATAATATCAAACTCCAGAGGAGCCACGGCTGTAGAGTCTCCAGCGCCGATATTTTTCACGTTGATAACTGCCCCGTTAAATTTAACCACCGTTCCATCCGGGAACGTCCACTGGACATTTTTCTCTGCGGAGCGGCCGTTTACCCATGCAAGAGACGCTACAGCATCGTTACCGGCATCTCCGACGTTCCTTTTTGCAGTCACGGAAATCGTGACACCTTTACTGGTAAGCAGACGTCTTACCCATCCTGCTTCCGTAAAAGGATGCCATTCCTCTACTCCATTGTCGAAGGATACGCTGAATGTCTCACAGTCCGCAATATTAACCATATTTTTTTCAGCTCCGCTTTCCGCAGCATCGATCTGGAACTGGTTTTCATAACAGGGGTATACTCCTGTAATAGGTGTACTCATTCTTTTTCACCTTTTCCTTTCTCATAAATAACAGCCATCTCTATGACCCATTCGCAGATACCGGCATCATCCTTTCCGACATCCTGGGGTTCATAGAGAGGCTGTATAAATTTTATCAACTCATCGTTGACCGTTACATTTCTTGCAGTCTCCACTGCCTCAAATACAGTCATGGCTGCCTTTTCCGACAAGCGGGGCGAATTATTCCAGTGAATCAACAGGCTGACATATTTTGTCCCGTAAGACGCAAGCTGGGGTCCTCCCAGTGCTGTCTTATACTCCTGCTGATGCTTGCTATTATAAACTCCAATGGACTTTTCCTGCTTGTCCGGCAGGCTACCCATATATACCTGATCTGCCAGTTCAAGGGATTCCACATAATCTCGTACATCCGATAACATCATAATCCGGCAATCCTCCTGTATATTTGTTTGTATGCCTTTTGGCAGTACTCTGATTTCTTCCCAGAAATCCAGTCCTCATACCATTCACCTCTTGCATTCGGATTCTCCGTCTTCTGGAAATGATATTCCGGGTGAAAATAAAGGCGTCTTGCGTATGGCGTACTGGAAATGATACTGACTTTTCCCTGACTGCTCTCAGAGTAATCCACAAAAGTACTCTCATTTTGCAGATTACCGGTATCCCTCGGAAATACCTGGGCCTGCACTACATTGGTATGTAATGCCTCCGCAGTCTGCTCTAAAGCCATCACCTGTGCTTTCGTCAGCTGTTGGATCTTCGGAAAATTCAGCTTTACTGTGGAATTTACACTGATCATATCAGCATCACCTCCGTATAGTTGACTGTTCCATCCGGGTTTCTCGCCTTACGACCCTCAAGAATCCTGCGCTTACCCCCAAATATCACAGCACTGCCTCCGGATATGGCCGGAAGATCAGGACAAATATCTCCGGGAAACAATGCTGTTCCGGTGATCTCTATCAGTTTCTTCTCCGTGGTCAGCACAGTTTTTGCCTTGTCCTGATAGTTACATTGTCCGTAATACTCCACTGGCTTCAATGGCTCCCCGTATTCGTTCAGTCCTTCTTGATCTATCGCAACAGAGATATCTGTCTTACATAATCTTTTAGGCACCAAACATGGATATTTCATAGGATCACCTCGCAATTCTGCAACACAGGCCTGTCTGAGTCAGTAACGAATACACATCCCGCTTCATGGCAATACCTTTTTCCATGAAAACATTCCAGGAACTTCCGAACTGTGCGGATACTCCATTAATGCTATAGCTGGATAAAATCGTATTGATTTCATCTGCATTTTCATATTCGAAATCTGCCTGCATGCAGACAACCTCTTTGATGGTCTCCTGCTGAAAAGCTGTCAGATGATCGAATCCTGCTGCCACAATCCGGTTAAATGTCAGACTGTCAATATGCCGGCAGGCCTGACGAAGTGCTCTTTCAAGCTCTCCGTCAGGAATCACGCTGCCATTATAGATCTCTGTGTACTCTTCTTTTCTTACATAAGGTTTATAGGACATATGCCCTCCTTACTCCCCGGTGTACTCCGTGGTATCCACATCTACATAGACGCTATCCACCTTGCCGTCACGTCCATTGGGGAACACAAAGGTATCAGACAGAGATCTATTCTGGTACAGGTATCCATCTCCTTCTGTATGTGTTCCGGGATTGAAATAATAGATAGAAGCAATCTTAGGAACCGTCTTACATGTCTGTCCGCATGCCACCAGTACATTGATCTTATGAGCTCCGGTTACAGCAGCAACGTGGTTACTGGTGTCCTCGGCCACCTTTTTCAGCGGAGCAAATCCACCCTCAGTAGGCTCCCAGTCGAAAGCATCATAGAAACGCTCATCGTCGATAACTTCCATGATGGGTACACCATCGATTTCCGTTACTCTGGTCTCGATGCCGATACCACCCTCAGCGATCTGTGTAAGTTCAATTTTACGGGTAAACTCAGTGGACTGCTCCAGTGCATCCATAATAGGACTGGCCACATACGTGAGCAGGCTACCATTTGCCTTGTACCGTCTCAACTTTCCTTTCGCAAGGATGTCCTTCAGCATTCCGAATACCTTTGCCTTGGTATAAGCAGAAATAGCGGTCTGGCTGTGATATCCCTCCGTCTTCTGTGCCACCTGTGCCACACGGGAGAAGAACAGGGCATCTGTCTCAGGCACTACCTGAGTCTGTTCGAAGGTTCTGGAGATATTCTGCATGGATGCAGTTGCGTTGGTCTCATCCACATCTGCCTTGTCTACCAGGAACTGAACGTCTCTGTCATGGGTTACTGTAAACGGAACATCTGTCTGATCAAAGGATCCCATGTTCCAACCACCAGTTCTCTTGTGATTCTTATAACCAGTGGTGCTCATCTGTGTAAAGTGGAATGTCTTCGCATCCAGCCATCTTACATTAGATGTAATGAAGGGAGAGGTTAACGCTCCCTGCATCAGAATCTGCAGGAGTTCAGGACTCCACTGCTGTGCATAGTTTAAATTAGGCATATCTTATACCTTCCTTTCCTTAGTTCCACCGATTCCATCTTTTGGTCGGTGTCTGTGTCTGTTGTACGGTTGCCTGCTGTGTATGCTGCGAAGGATCTCCGCCTGTCCCTACATGAAGGAAACCAGTAGTATCTGTCTCCTGCGGTTTTAATGCAGGAATGTCCTCCAGCACCTTATTCAGGGCTTCCGTAAGTTTCTCATTGCTGATCTTTCCATCCTGTCCTACTGCCTGGCTGAAATCTGCCATCTTCAACAGATACGGGATGGATGTTACGCTGATTCCCAGTCCGACTGCTGCCATCGTCGCTGCCTGTTGGATCTGTGCCTGTCTTGCCTCGGCCACAGCGGTTGCAGCCTGCTGTTGCAATGCTTCCACATTCGGCTGATTTGCCGCCTTCTGTTCCTTGAAGGTTGCTATAGCCTGTTCCACCTCCTGTTGGGAAAGCCCCTGCTGCTTGAAATAGGCTTTCAATGCCGTATCCTCTTTTGCCGCAAGCGTTCCATCCAACATCTGCTGGATTTTTCCATAGTCAATCTGCGGTGCTGCATTCTGCTGTGACTGCTGATCAGTCTGTTCTCCTGCCGGTGCTCCGCCCTGGCTTCCATCGGGGTCTAAGAATCTTCTTACTGTCTTGTAAAACATAACGTGCTCCTTTCCATTTTGAGGGTGTCACCCTTACTGCGATCCATTGTCTTCGGTGTCTCCGGTCACGCTGCAGTTTATTGCCTTGCTCGTGTTTGGGCATAAAAAAACACGCCATGAAGCGTGTTGATTCCAGATTATTTGTTGCACCGGTGCAATTTTCTTTTTTCGAGATAAAAATACCACCAATCTACTGACCGGTGGCTTCATGTTCTTTTACCATTCTTCGTAAACGTTCTTTATAATCCTCATAGCTTTTATCTTTTCCGATGATGTATGCGGCATCTCCCATTTTTTCGGAGAAAGATAATACTTTCCTGCGCAACTCCTGCAGTTCCTCATCGTTTTTCATTTTTTCAACAAATTCTTTTTTGAACATAATTACCTCTTTAGCACTTTCATAAATGCTTCATATAGCTCTGGCAATTCGCTTTTTATGAATTTTACAGTTATATCATCCGACTGATACAATGCAGCATATACGTCCGCAAATATCTCCGACTCCGCATATCCGGGTTTACCTATGTACTGTGATTCATGTCCATATGCTCCGGCAATCACGTTATCTGTCATGCATGACATTATATCACTGATGAAGTAATTGTACTCTAAATCGCCACTCACAGCAAGTCTCTGCTGATACTTCTCCTTTTCTTGCAATACTCCTTTTTCTGTATTCTTTATTGACTCTACAAATTCAGCATACATAGGACTACCATATTCATTATGGTCGATTCTATGGGCTATTTCATGGACCAGTACAGCCTTATAATTTTCCTCATCATATAAGGGATGTTTCGGATTAATAATTATCATATCCGTATCTGGATCGTATGAAAATGCATGTTCTGACAGTTCATCTATCTTGATACACTCATCTTTCGTGTACTGATCCACTAAATCGATCATGATCTGCGGAGTATCCGATCTCGGCGCTTTCACCTCATCAGGAACTTTATACCGGACTTCGGTTTCCTGACTCCATTCTTTTTCCTTAGCACGATACTTGCTTTTATTCTCTGGATCCAACGAAAATAACGCTAATCTGTGGAATTTCTTCTCTTGTCTCTCTGCATATTGCTGTCGGGCTTCCTTTCTGTTCTGTTCATCAATATCCTCTATGTCTTTTTTACTGTATTCATTGTCCAGATCCTCCAGTTCCGGAAAATAGGTCGTATGGCTATCCTTACACCGTGGATGATAAAGCCCCGCTGCTATTGCCGAGCTCATCAGGGGATATGGTCCGTCCTTTGCGCTTCCACCGCTCCATACATCATCGATCAGTATCTTACCAACAAACGGTAAACACTTGGGGCAGGGATTTCCACGCTTATTCATGATCACCGTGGATATCCCCCATTCCTGCCTTTTCTGCCCTTCCCCCTGCAGGTATGCACGCTTACTGGCTGTCCGTATTGCCATGTCCGCATAGTCTGCCAGTGTGTGCCTGGATCCATTGGCATATTCCACGCAGTTGAGGCCGGCGGCAATAAAGTCCTTTGTAGCCATGTCCACCGCCTTCTCATAGGTCCCGGCTCCGCTGTTTGCATATACCTGTGCATTGAAGATAACCTTGCGGTACTGGTCATTAGCCATACGTAAAACAGCGGTCTCAGCCTTTTCCATGTCTGATGTGGTCGCCCGGATCAGCGCCTCCAGCTTCCTCTGGTTCAACCGGAAGAATGCCGCCGATGCTCCCGGACTTACTCTTCTTGCCGGGAAACCTTTTTTTATAGCCTCCAGTATGGCTATCTCCTGATCCATATCTCCTTCATCCCTAGCAGTACTTATCAGTGCTTCGATTCGATTATTGATATCCTTGAATTTCGCACCGAACCGCTCCTGATTCTCTTTTCTGTACTTTTCCAGTGCCCGGAGCTGCTCTGTCTGCCACATGGACCATTGCTTGTCCTCATCGATTTCCTCAATCTTATGTCTTCGCATGTTCCGGATCATGGAAGCAATGAGTTCATTCTCAACAGCTTCGAATGCTGCTCCAATGTCATATTCTGAATTTATCTTAGGCATCTAATCACCTGCCGTTTGCATATACCTTGAATCCCTGGCTTCTGAACTGTCTGGTCAATGTCTTGATCTGCGTGACGCTGGTACAATGATCACAGCGAAGTTCCGCATAATTACCTTTTTCCACTGCATAGATTCCTTTCGGAACCTGCTCACTGGCCACCTTCAGAAGCCCCTGGTACTCCTCCCGGTTCATCCGGTATGTTTTTTTTGCTACTTTTACTTCCATCACTACCTCCAGTAAATCCGTTTATCCTGAATTCTCCTGCATCCGTTCTGATCTCCGGCTCCGGAATGCTCTGAATCCCCTGCTCTGCCTTGAGCCTTGCGATTTCTTCTCGTTTGCAATCATCGTCCAGACTGTCACCGTATAGTTCCTCCACACAGCGCTCAATGCTCATGATTCCGCTCTGCTTTGCCTTACCAACTGTTTCCACCTGAGATTCAAATGAAGGATTGGCATATTCTCCAAATGGGAGATTTACCTCTACACTTTCCACTGCCTCATTCTTCATCAGGTGATATGCGTTGATACACATGGATACTACCTGTGGCAATACTGTCTGAAGAGTTTCCACGATAATGTTTCTTGTGTACAGCGTTGTTTTTTCCTTTTCACGCTGCGCTTCTGCATTATCCAGTTTTTTTACATCAATCCCCAGTGTAGAAGGACTGATGATCCCCTGCAGGCAAAGGTCCAGTGCCGTACAGTAGGAAGCCTGATAGCTGTCATGAGGAATGCTCGGCTGGTCTGTACTGATTACGTTTTTCTGCCCTTCGCGCTGGTCTCCTTCTGCTGCAAAATATCTGTTATCGAACGGATTCGGTGTTATCGCAGCTCCTGTTTCCGGATCCCTCGGAACCAGACAGTCCGGAATATATGTTTTGGCTCTTCCTGCTCTCAGCGCATCCATCCACTGGCTCCATACTTCATCCAGCGCATCATAGCTGTCCACCTTTCCGTCAAAGATACTTCCGCCACGTCCTTCATATTTTGCCGACTTATAGAACATCATAGGCACCGCCAGCATAACGCTTTTATCGAAGGTCACATCTTCCAGTGAATTGGTTATCTGTAGTGTAGTCAGCGGAACCTGTCTGTTATCCAGATACAGTTCGTTCTTTACATACCCATATCCATATACCTCATTGAGCACATATGTCTTTCCTCCTCCGCTGTATGGTGTCTTAAATATCACTTCCCGGACCTTGTCCTTTTTCCGTATGATTTCGACACGATCCCCGGCATACCATTCTAAAATCGGATACTCACTGACTTCTGTATCAATGGACACTTTAAAAGCCCCGTCTCCGATATACAGTGCTTCTTTGATTGCATCCTCTACCTTATCGGCAAAGTTATTATTCTCAGGCTTTGCAATGTCTTTCCATATCTGTTTCTGCATTTCGTTCTCTGAGGAAAATTCAAATTCCCCCATATCTGGAAGGACTACTGCTGCCAGAGTTCTCACCGTAAGCGCCGGAACACCTGTGTGGATCTTGCGCATTTCCATCCCCGGTGTACTCTTGCTGGACCAGAATTTATATTTATCTGCATATTCTGCATTCTGCTCATAGAACTGCTCCAGTTCGTTGCTGTCACCACGATACCAGATGCGGTTTCGGATCGCATTCCCCTCGAAGTCCATCATCTCATTGATATTGAACACATAAGGATTCGCCGGAGAAACATTCAGCCAGCTCCGTATACCTCTTTTGATATTCTCATTTATCTTTTCCATCAGGTTCACCTCTGTTTATCCTCCTCGAATCCAATCATATTCCGGTATGGAATCCATCCGTACTGGTTTGCATTGATCGTATGGTCGTTCTTATCCTCCGGTACCGGGACATCCTCTTCCTCGTCCCATGAATAGCGTTCCAATTCCGAGATATGGTTTGTACAATCCTCAACTACCAGATAGCAGTCCTGCTGGATCCATCCCAGTTGTAAATTGATACGGTCCAGTATTGTTACCTTCTTGTAGGACTCAATGAAATTATAAAGGCACCCATGCAGGCGCTTATACTTCCGAAGTTCTGTTATTGTCGCCGCATCTGCGCAGTCAACAAAGGATTCTTTTGCAAATCCCCATTCCGATCTGCATCTATCCAGAAAAGCTATAAACTTTACCGTTGTGTCAGATGGTGCCAACGGCACACTGAGATCAGCATTGCTATACACCATTTCAGCCAGTGTGATCAGCTTGCGGTCATCCGTAATGCCCTGGAAGATCATTGCAATGGTATCCGGAGATTTTGAGGAATATGATGTATCCAGTCCGGCCGTAAACTTCCTGAAACGGATCTTCCCATCTGCAATCTGTTTCTTCACCCATGCAGCAGTAACAACATGTTTCTTTCTGACAAAGTTGGAGAATACCAACCCTGTCGCTTTTCCGCGGAGACCCTGGATCTTATTTTTCCAGATCTTTGTTCCCTTCGGTGTGTTTTGCAGGATCATCTGCAGTTTATCCGGTGGAAGGCCTGCATTGTCTTTAAAAGAAAAGAACCAATGGATCCATCCGTCCTTTGGCTCTTCTTTCAGTTCCTCTATGATTTCCTGTGGTGTCTCATCCTTCCATTCCGGAAGAGGACGTGCACAGTTGATATATTCTTTGTACACCGGCAGTCCCGGATCGTCTGGGTTTAGTGTTGCCATCAGATAATCACATCGCATGGATGCTTCTCTGACAAAATCTATGTCTGCGGTATTTACTTCATCTATGTACAGACAGCCATATTGTCCTCCCAGAGCTTTCTTCCACTTTTTCTTGTTACCGTATCCCAGCACATAAATGACTTTATCTCCCCTGCCAGTATGCAGGATCAAGTGCGGGATTTTATCGTCTTTCGTACCACTGCCGTTATACTCCACCAGGATTCCGAAATCATCCAATATACCAAGATCCTTGTTGATGATATTCTTCTCAGCAGTTCCGGTGTCATCCGCAGCAATGATGTGAAGCTTCTTTGGGCTTTCTGCCACCTTAAGCATAAACTTGAAGATTCCTACCGTCGTCTTACCTGCTGCCGTGGTTCCTTCCAGAAATTCCACCGGAGCATCACATTTCAGGAATGCTTTGTATTTCTCTGACAACAGGAGCTTACTTGCGCTCATTACCCATCACCACGCATCTGTCTGATCAGGTCATCCAGTTTACTCTGTTCGGACTTGAGTTCTCCGGAGATCTGGACATCCTGTTTATCTCTCCATTTATCCGGTTTTCGGTTCTTCAACCAGAAGGTGAATTGGAAAATTAAATTCCAGTCCATTCACCCAAAAACTGGAACTTAGTA